CTTCCTTCATATTTTTTCTATAAAGAGATAAACTTACAAGCATACTTGCCTGTGTTTCTGGAGTATTAGAAGTGGTTACCTTCTCTTCTACTGCATCTGAAGACGATTTACCATCATGCTTATCTGCAGTAGCAGATTGTTGATTTGTTGTGTTTGGAACACCTTCTTTTGTATCAGATGGTGTTTCTGTTTTCTTCTTACCAAAAATATTGACTTTATCTTTTTGAGCCTTTAAGGACTCTTTTGCGGTTTTTGCTTTTCCTTTTAATATACTTACTGTTGCCTTTTTCTTGCTCGTTTCTTTGGGAGCATCCCCCGATGCCCCTTTTTCGGTTTTTGATGCCAAACTAATTGCTTCCCTGTTCTTTTTTCGGTTATCATTAATACCCTTGACTGCTTCTTTTGATATTGCCATATCATACAATCTCTCTTCATCTCCAGGTGTTTCAATAAGTTTAAGGCTAATTGCAATATCAACCATTTTTGGTAGAAATCCAAGTTCACCATTTGTTTCCCAATTGGATTCATCTGGTATTGTATAAGTTAAGGAATCAACAAGTGCTTTTCGGTTTGAATAAATATCACCTAATCTGAAATCTATTATAGGAGGTGTTGTTAATCCACCAGCAATAGTAGGATATGTATATGATGTTAGTATTTTTAATCGTTCCCATACTCCACTCATTTCAAGTGGTGAAGCGGCAAATATCTTAATATTAAATGAGACACTTCGTTCTACACCATCGTACATGTGAAATGAGTATGGATTACCTATAAATTTATTGGAGCTCCAAGATGGCGAGGTTGATTCGGTTAATCCACTAATAATTGCTCTAAATACAATGGGCTTTTCATCACCCAATCTCTTAAACCACAATGGAATGAAATCTGTAACGATTTCTCCACCTGCTTTCATAAGAAAGGCATCATCATCATCCAATGTATAGATATCGGATGGAGATATTTTATTTAGCTTATCTCCTTTATTACTTAATCCATACTTAGTTTCTATTGCTAGTTTTTCACCGGATTGTTCTTTAATATTGTTTGGGTCTATTCCTGTATATGTTTTTTCTTTTTTGGTTGGATTGTATCTACTGTTTCCAATTATGTTTGTTCCATCTGGATGTATGCGTGGTTCTTTTCTAGCTATACCATAAACGGGTGAAACTGATTGTAAATCTAATTGAGTTCCTTCTAAATCTTTTACTGCAGTCTCAGCACTTTTTAATCTTTTACTTTTTTTAACAGCAGAATAGTTTGTTACATCCTTTTTTTTATTAGAAGTAAATTCTACCGATTCACGATAATCATTACCTCCGGCCTCACCAAGTCCATCTTCTTTTCCAAATAATGCTCCGCGGAGTTTATCTTTAGCAACACCTATTCCCTTGCCGAGTGCCTGTTTACCAATGGTTGTTGGATTTCCACCACCAGTAGATTTTAAAAATTTACCGAATTCTGTACCATTTGTACCCAAGTAATCCGAAGTAACAGGTTCACTTGAATTATGTTCTGGATTTTCAGATAGTTTTTTTACTACGGTTGATGGTATTTGATTAACAGGAATACCCATAAATCCATTTGCCTTTTCTCGTGCATCTTGAAGAGATGTTACCTTGCCACCTGTGAGTTTATCCAATCCCTTTCCAATTAAACCACCATCACCCTTTTCTCCTTTAGTATCGGCCTTCATTGTATCTAATGAAGGTGTACTTCTCTGCATGATACGGGCTGCCTCATTACCATAGATAAGTGGATTGTTTATTTCAACTGCAGATTTTACACGAAGTCCTGATGTTTCTTGTTCTAAGAAAGTTTCGGATTCCTTTTTTACTGCACCTTCAGCCGAGCTTCCACCTGGAAATAACAATTCTTTGTTTTTAAATAATTCTATTATAGTTGGCATATTATTTATTTTTTATATAAGGTCATCATGTTTGCATCATCACTCCCACCGTTAATTGAAGATGAAACTCTATCCTTATCTAAGTAGACACTTTTCCCTGATGATGTTGCTGCTATCAATTGGTCCATTTTTTGCAACATGTTGGTTTCATATACACTTACCGATTCCTTTTCTAATGAAGTTGTTTCTGCTGATGAACTACTATCTCCACCAAAACCGAATATTTCAGCAACAATTGCAATTCCAACTGCTGCCGCGGCAATACCTAATAACGCAGGTAATGCAAATAATCCAGCAGTTCCTAAGAACATTAATGAAGCGGCTAATCCCATGAAAGCTAACGATAATAATCCAATTGCTCCCACTTTTTCTAAAGTGATACTATCCATGAAAGTACCAATACTAGTTGTAACCGAACCGATGAGCATTGAAACTCCAGAAAATACACTTGTTATTACCATACCAAATGATTCCACAAGTGGAGATAGTAATGATAATGCATATGTTAATGGTATCAATGCAATTCCTAATAAAGCCAATAAACCGATTCCAATAATTGCAAGTGGTGCAGATGCACCGAATGCAGATAATCCAACTGCTAATGCAGATAATCCGGCTCCTGCAGGTATTCCTCCGATTGCAATGGCGGCCAATCCTATTGCTCCAAGTGTCATTGCTGCAAATCCTATTGCCGCTAATACCAAGTTTCCTGCTCCTGCCGTAACAGTAGCAGTTCCCATCATTCCCAATCCAATTGCTAAATTCATTAATCCTGTTCCTGCTGATGTTCCAAGTGCAGAAACTACCGCTAAACCAGGGTATGCTAATGTGAATATTAAAAATCCTATTCCTGTTGGTATTAAGTTAAGTGCTCCAAATAAAACTTTACCAGTTCCCATTTCTTTTAAACCACCAGCTAAATCTTTTAATTTATCTCCCATTGATGGACCAGCCATAGCATCAGGTACTTCTACGTTTTCTGCAATTGATTGTACCTTATCCGTAGCTAAATCTTTTCCCTTTTCTGCCACGGTTTCAGCAACATCAGTTGCAACATCAGTTGCGATACCACCACCAGCCGCGGCTTTTCCTACAACAAGTTGTTTAATCATAACTCCAAGTCGTGCTGCTGATGATAATAACCATTTACCGGCTGCTTTGGCACCATTCCATGCCCATAATGCTGCTATTTTTAAACCAGATCCTATACTTCCAATCATTGGGCCCAAGGCTTTGAAACCAGTTCCCATTTGACCAGCAGCAGTAACCATCCCCCCTAATCCTTTAAGACTAGTACCAAGATATTTATTTAATCCCGCATTTATCGTTTCTCCGGCTACTGAGAAAGTATCTGAAACAACACCACCCAATGTGCCAGCCTGTTCCATGTTGGAATTCATCTTCTGTAATTCCGCAACAGATACACCTAATAAATCAGCTGTTTGTTTCTTTTGGTAGTAGTCCATTTTATTAAATGCCTCTACTCCACCAAGTTGTTTAAGAGTTTCTTTTGTTGCTCCCTCTATATCACCACTATATGCAAGTTCTCTTGCTTTGTTAAGATTAATGTTTTTACCTAACATTGCACCTAACTCTAATTCTTTAGTAATAGAGGTTTCCATATCAAGCAATCCCTCTGAGATGCCACTCATAGTGGCCATATTCACACCAAGTTTAGCAGCATAACCTGCTGCTCTTAATATATTCTCCCCACCATCCTTACCGAATAATGCAAACTCTTCAGCTGAATTAGCTAAATCACCCATTAATTGGGCTGGTATAATTCCATTTTGTTTTGCAAATTCTTGAGTAGTTTTTGACATGTTTAATGCCGTATCAGTTGAATTTCCATTCAATCGTGAGAACGAACCAATCAACTTAGTTGCTTCTGTTCCACTAATACCCATATTGGTGGACATCAAACCAACACTTGCTTGTAATCCAAATGTTGCTTTGTTAGTATCACCAAGTTCAGAACTTAAATCTTTTGCGGTTTGTACTGCATCTCCAAATACTAATGAAAGTACACCGGCTTTCCTTGCAACACCATCTGTTTGGAACATTGAAGTTCCTAGCTCCATATTGGCTTCACCGATTTTACCTACAACTACTCCAAGTCCAGATATAACTCCACCTATTGCTCCTTGTAAGTTACCATATAATTGAATTGCCGTGTCAATTGTACCTTGTATTGTTTTCTCTATGCCACTTAATACAGCATGTTGTCCTTCTAATACTGATTTTGACTTTTCAGACATACTTGCAAAGTTATCCGCTTCTGCGGATTGTGATGCTATATCATCCAGAATATCTTTACCTAGGAAAGATGTTCCAGCCATTAAATCATTTCTTTCGTTTTGGAGAGCACTTAGTTGCTTAACATCACTTGCATCTAATTGAGCAATTTGTCTGTTAACTTCCCCAATTTTAGAAGTTTTCTTTATCCATCCATCGGATGTTTGGGCAAATTTACCAGATGTTTTATCAAGAGTATTTCGTTGGGTTTGTCCCAATTTCTCATATATACCATTTAAACTCTTAATACTAGATTCTTCGGATTTTGAAGCATCTAATGCAGCTTGGATTCTTTCTTTGTTATTAGATACTACGGCTTTTTTGAGTTTAGCATGTTCACCAATAAGTATTTTTAATGATTTGGTTTCATCTTCGGTAAGCGCGACTGATTTACTCTTCATCGAATTAATTTCAGCTGTGAGCTGTTTTATCGATTGGAGGTTTTTGTAATGTTCTTTTTGATTATTATCAGCCATATATTACCCCTATTATTTTTTTATTGTATATTCAGATGAATTTAATAAATCTTCTAATTCTTTTTTTTGCTTTTCAATTGCGGCCATTTTGCTAATCACTTCTTTGGGAAGTCCTTGTTTAGCAGCTTGCTTTAAGAATTTATTAGTTGTGTTTTTTCTTAACCCATCGAAAAATGCACCAACCAAACGTGATGGAGCACTTAATTCATTTATTTTTTTCTTAGACATTTTATTATCCTATATAATTGTTCTTATATAAATATAGAACAAAAAAAAAGTGAAGAATTTTACTTCTTCACTCTTACACTTGGACTTCGTCCTCCCTTTTTCTTGGAGGACTTATCGTGTTCTTCTTTTTCTTTCTTCTTCGAGTCTAATAACTTCTTGAAATAGAAATTCCTCCAATGGATTGGCATGAAGTAAACTTCTGACCAAGTGAATCCATTACCGTAGTTAACCATTTCCCAAATCTGACTATGAAGTTGAATCGAGTAATCACTCGGTAGGGTAAAAAAACCCAATCCCGAATGGGATATCAAGTGCCTCCTCTTCACCTGTTACATCTGATATAAAATTGAATTTCAAATCCAAATCAGGTGTAAACTCTTGTATGTGTTTCCTAAGAGCTCTCGAATCTCTTGCAAGTAAACCGTTTTTTACATAATTGTTAATAAATCCTCTATCTTCGTTACCATCCACATCTTGTATCATGTATCGTAAACGAGTTGTAACATCCTGTGATACAACATCACCTTTGGTTAAACGATTCAATGCTTGTATTTCAGCATTAATATCTTGCTCATCCTTATGTGTTAATAATCTAAATATAATAGTTTTCTTACCGAATGGCAAATCAAATGTATATCTGTTTTCTGAATTTAACTGAGTTTCATCAACTTCCTTAACTTGTACTTTAGAAAGGTCTATGTTAACTTTTTGTTTTTCTCCAGAAGATGGGTCTGTCATCTCTACTTGGTAATCTTTACCATACCCCAAAATACGAGTTGCTAATAAGATAGCGTTCTTATCACCAATGAATATGTCATTTACATTTACTCCAGTGTCTACAACTACCGATTCGAATAACTTATCAAGTACCACTCCCTTTTTAATAAGATTTTGTGATGCTAATATATCTTCCTCTTTAGCGGTCATATACTTAATTTCAACCGTACCCTTTGAAAGAGGATTTGATTCGGGATAAAGTTTACCCTTAGATGGAAGATCTATTACTTCCGTTGGAAAATCATATTTTGCCATAACTTTGTTTATTTTGTTCGTATATAAATATATAACTTTTAAAAAATGATAAAAAAAAGGCTCTCAATAAGAGAACCTTTAATTTATTTAAAATATTTAATCTTTCTTAGAATTCTAAGATTGCATAATCATACGATAACGTAAGAGTGATTTCAGCAGGGTCATTAGAAGACCAATCTAAGTCATTAAATACAGCGTTATTGATAAATGCACCTTTAAGAGTCCATTGTTCAATTTTATCACCTACTGGTCCTAATAGATAGATTTGTACATCTTTCTTATAGAAATCTGCATATCCATCTCTACCTGTAATAGATTCGTGTGATGTTCTCACCCATTCCATTACTGCTTGAGCTCCACTTGGAACGATTGGGTCAAATAATGTAATCTCTACATCTTGCCATTCACCTTTACCTTTTAATTTACGTTTAACGTTAATGTGGTCAAGGGTTATAGTTTCAAACTGAATTGAAGGTCTATTTGCTGCTTTTATTAGATATGAAGGGATACCATCGATTTCCATGATGAAACGATTTTTCATCTTTGGTTCGAAATTGGTATAAAACATATCGTTAAATTCTAATACTTCTGCCATGTTGTTTTTTCTCCTATTATATTAATAAATATATAGTTTTTTTATTTATATTAATTTATGCCGTAAAAGATGCCCCAGTTGGTAAGATATTGAAATCTAACACGATGAATTCAGCAGTTTTAGTTGGTTGTAAGAAAATCTGTCCAGCCAATATATTTCTGTCGATTACATCTGGTGTGTTATTACTTTCGTCCATTACCACTCTAAATGCATACAATCCTTGTCTTTGTTGTATTCCTTCTAAATAAGGATTCACAGTATTTAAGAATTTACCTCTTGTTGTAGAAGTATTTTGTTCAAATACTAAGTATCTTGATGTAGAAGCGATATACTTCTTAACTTTAATCATCAATCTTCTAACATTGATTCTATCAAGTGCTGATGCTTTATCTTGAAGTGTTTTTTGTCCGAATGCAACAATACCCTCTCCAGGAAATTGAGCGATAGGATTTATTTTTCCTTCATATAATTCATCTCGTTCAGCGTGTGTTAATCTGTTCAATACAGATATAGCACCTACTATACCACCTCTATTTAAACCAGCTGGTGCAAACCATTCGGCTGCAACTGCATCGTTAGAAGCATATATTCCAGGCATCAATACTGATGGTGGAACTGATATTAGTTTATTTGTTCTTGAATCAATTGTTTTAACCCATGGGTAGTATGTACCTACGTAGTTAGAATCAACTGCTTGTCCTTGTTCGATTGCTTGTGATATAGTATCACTTGCACCTACAACATCACCAATGAAGAACGCATCTTCTCTTGCTTCACACATATCAACTACTTTGTCAAATACATATGAGTGATGTCTTCTTACAATACCAGGAACTGATACTAAGTTGATATCAAAATCATCTGGATTAGATACCGATGCAATTGCTTTCACATATGCAACAGAACCAACAGCCGTTGAAGTTGATAAATTAAATCCTTGTGAATTACCACTTGAGATTGAAGTTCCTTTATCAAGAGATACTGTTGGAGCAACTCCATCAAATCCACCTTGGAAACCTACTGTAAATTGTCTCTTATTCAAATCAGATGAAAGTGAACCAGTCAATTCGTATCCGAATGCCTTAGTACCACCAACTACTGAAACCGTACCATCAAAAGCAAATACTGTGTTTCCACCTTGTGTTGCTGATGTAGGTATAGGAGCTAAATAATTGTTGTTATCTATTTTAACTTGAGCAGTTTCTAAATCAATACCACTATAAGTGATTGATTTTGAAGAACTGTTTGAATCAGAACCAGTATTAAATAATACAGATGGTACAATAGATTCTCCGAGTCCGTGTGCACCTACATTACCAATAAGAATTGGATTGTAATATTTATCATGTGCAAATGGTCCAGCAACGATAGGATGAGCACCTTCAGCAACCGTTTCAACTCTTACGAATTTAGAACGATTAGGATAATCACCATTTTCTGTTTGTTTTCCATTTATATCAATTACCAAGTTTCTATCACCAATTACTTTTTTAATGTAATTAGGAGAAGCAGGGTCTAAGTTCAAGTTATTAAATGTTTCTAATACTGATTTTCTCTTATCAGTATCACTATATCCTCTAATCATTAATGAGAAGGTAGCGTAATCGGTTGCATTTGATGAACCGGCTGCTTTTACATTAAATACAGATACTTTGTATTCTTTATTATAGATAGTACCATCACCAATAGAGTGTAATTTGAAAAGATTATGTCTTTCCCCAGAAACTAATTGTGATTGTATCCATGGTGTAGAAGAATTATTAAAATCTCCATATACTTGGTCTGCTAATGTAATTAGAGATACTTGTGTTTGTCCACTTGAAACTGCATCAGCTGAAGCTTTTTCAAAGTAGTTATAAGCATATCCATCTTTAGTTCCTCTTGGATTGATTCCAAATACATCACCTATATCATTTCCATCTGCTGGATTGATAGATGCTGATATTCCAGTTTCATCTATAAGTGTGATTTCAAAAGCAGATGCTGATACTTGTGCATCAATAACTGTTCCTGAAAGTGTTCCACTTCCTAAATGTGTTTCAAATATTGTTCCCAATATTTGACTACTCGATGCATCATCAACGCTTACGATAGCGACTGGTGCTGTTTGAGTGTAACCACCTTGATGACCAACACGAACAATAGTTACTGTTCCTGCTTCTCTTAAGTAGTTTTGTACGGTATATCCTGTATAGTAAGAACCATCAGGTGTACCGAAAATTTGTTCGAATTCCGATTGGGTGTTAACAACGGTTGGTACGAAAGCCGGTCCTTTGTGAAAAGGTCCTATTATAGCTGCTCCGATTTGTCCAACTCCTTGTGATAGGAAAGAAAGGTCATTTTCTCTCGTAAATACCCCAGGTGATACAATTTTTTCTGCCATGTTATTTTACTCCTTGTTATTTTGTGTTGAATATTGATACTCTTATATAAGTATAACTAAATTTTCCGAAAATATGATTTATACCTCAGGCGTTTCTAAAACTTCTTCTTTTTGTTCAGTTGGTGTGAATGTATTTGTTTCCGGATCATAATTACCATCACCATATACATCATTTAAACCTTTGAACATTGTTTGTTCTTTCTCTACTAATACTGAGTGTTGATTTAATAAATCTGCCTCAACTACTTCAAGTTCATCGATTCTTCTTTTCTTTTCGATTTGTAATTGTCCCAATCTTGTAAATACATTTGCAACATCTTGCCTTAAATCATTTACTGATTGCACTTCTTCTTTTGTAAACTTAATTGCTTTCGCCATTTCTTGATATTATTTGAATTGTTATGTAATATATATAAATATATAGAATTTCCCCAAACGTTAATTTATTTTTAACTAGCGGTGAATGTTAATGTTGAACTCCAACCACTTAATAGTCCATTTGTTGAATATTGTCTTACTCTCCCATATCTTGTACCAGTTCCAATAGCAAGTGTAGCGGATACTGATGTAGGTAGGAATGTAGATGACCAATGAGTTTCACTAATTAATGGTGAACTGAAATTGGAATTATCATCAATTTGTACATCATATACATCATTCGTACCATCTCCTGTCCAAGAAAGTTTACGAGTTCCCTGTGTCCATGTAAGTGATGTCGGTGCATTACCACCTGTTTCATCACTATGTGAATTACCACCTTTGTTGTGAGTTATATACCCATTAACTAAATAGGTATCATTTGTTTCAACATCAATAGAAACTATTTCCGTTGTTTGTGTTGTGATATCAATAAATGATACATCAACTTCAGTAATAACACCAGAAACTTCTCTAATTAATTTATCGTTTGTAGTAATGTTAAACATTTCTTTAAATCTATATTCTCCATCAGTACCATCTTTAACTAACATTGGATGTTCCCCTGTTGCAGTTACTTCACCGTTATTTATATTATAATGTCTACCAGCAAATGAATATACTAAATTTTCAACAGTTACATCTTGTGCAGTTGTTGTTAATGAATCAGTTGACCAATCTAAGAAACCAGTTTCATCAGTTCCCAATCCTCCGATTGAAAATCCTCTTAATACATCTCCTTCTTCTAAATCACCTACTTCTACAATTGTTCCATCTGATAATGTTACAGGTGAATCTATTGTTAAACATAATGCCGCTGAGTTACCATCATATGAATCTACTGCATAAACAGTTTTTGTTATAGCAGTATTGTATCGTGTTGCATGTTGATTATATCCATCTGCAAAAGTTCCACTAAGTGTATGTGATTGTGTACCTAATAAAGTTGTTTGTGAACCAGCTCCTTGTGGATTTACTCCACCAACTGTAATTACAGCAGTTAAATCTCCATGTGTTGCAATACGTAAAAATCCCGCGGTTGATGCTGATGAATTGTATGCTGGAGAAACAGACCATGTGAAATTTTGATGACGAGATGAAATTGATCCAAACTTAGAACCAGCTCCTGTAAAACTCATATTATATGTTTCATTCGTGGCCTCTACTGCATATGTATATCCACCCAAGGTTGAATTAACCGAATCAATTCCATATCCATCTAATGATACAGTAGTTCCTGCTGAACTATTTATAGCATTTAGTGATACGTTTGAATTTTGTGTGATACCAGTTGCCCCTGCTAATGCATTTAAACTAAGTGTATTTCCTGAACTTCTTGCCATGTTATGTTATTCCTATATATTATAAATATAAACCAATTCGTCTATCCACTTATCCTTATCTGTGAAATTTTCTTTCATATATGATTTTAAAGATAAAAACCATTGATTCTTTTCTTCGTAAGGAGTATTGATTAACTTAGTATAAATATCATCGAATTCTTTTTTAGATGATGCACGGTACGGATAATCAAAATCTTTACACCAAGTCTTGTGTAAAATTGGTAATTTACCATAATCTACTGCTTCAAATATACCATATCCAAATGGCTCGTTGTTAAAACATGAATGTGATATTCCCCAATTCATATTATAGAATGTATCTCTATGTTCTGATTTATAGTGATATACTTTCATCTTACGAGTATCCATTTTTAATCCAGTTTTCCAAAGAGTATTAAACTCACTCGAATTGGTGAATACATATGATGGAAGTCTATCTAAATACCGTGGATTCTTTCTACCCTCACTTCTTGCAGCAAATCCAATTCGTTTTGCATCGGATAATGGTAAGTTTTGTTTAAATTCGTAAAAATTAGGTATATTTTTGTTTTCTATCTTAATATCAAATAAACCAACCCATATAGAATGATTAGATATTTCGTTTATTTCAGTTTCCCAGACTGAATCCATATATGGGTGTTGTGCAAATGAACTATCATTTCCCATTGAGGATTTTAATATGTGGTCTACTGAATTATGTAGTATGTTTGAATGCATTTTGTGTTTATTCTCTTCTATTACCTTCATTGGAGTATAATGTCCATGTAATATATTGATTCTTCTTGCACCATTACACAACTCTTCAAATTTATCAATATCATCGCCGTGCCAATGTGCCTCTATTGGGAATTTAAAATCATCATGTCCTTTTGGTTTGTTTCTATGTAAAAGAAGAATTGGTTTTACATCTAATTTAGGTGCAATTAGTTCTAACCATAAATTTACCCATGTATCCGTACCAGCATTTACCCAAGGTCCTCCTCCTGTTGTATAATAAACATCGTACATTATCCTCTATTGAA